ATAATTGCGTCTGGTGTATATAATTTAAGTATACAAAACTATTTAAAGTTTAAAGCATCTTTTATTGCAAATTTTGCAAAGGAAATTTTAAATGCAAAAGATGCTTTAATATATAATAATAAGAAAGATTCTTATCTTAAAACAAAAAGGATCTTGTCTTATTATCACTATTATACTAGATTTTATAACATGAAACCATTCGAATTATTTAGAAACACCTCAATAAAGTTAATTTCAGATGAAAGCACAAAAAACGAAGTTTTAAAAATAATTAAGAAAGATTATAAAGATGAAGAAAAAATATAGTCTCGCTCCAATTTTAGAAGAATTAGACAAAGAAATTCAAGATGAAACTAGTCCTCAAAGAATAAGACTTGAGAATATAATAAATAAAATTACAACAAAGATAAATAGTTTAAATTCTGCATATGCTTTAATGGACGAGTTAAGAGATACAATTCGTATTAGAGATGAAATAGATGACAGTATGACAAATTCACTTCAAATAAAGTTTGGGACTGTTCTTTTATGTCTATATGTCTTAGTTGCTGAGACTAATTTTACAATGGATCAAACTCAAGTTGATATTTTATTAAATATATTTTCAAAAAACTTAACAGATGATCAACTCAGTGATTTTGAAAGTTCTGTAAGCAGATTAATGTAAAAAAATAATTTTATTTATATAATACTTTTTGAGGTTAAAAATGGACTTAAAAAAGTATTTAGAATTACAAGAAAAATTTTCTCAATTATTTTATAATAAAGATGTCTTATCTTTAAAAGAAAAAGAAGAGATGTTAAAGACTTTGTCTCTATCTTTGCATGGAGAAATTTCAAAAATTGTTTCTTCTACAAACTACAAATATTATGATAGAAAAGAACCTGAAATTGACAAAGGTAATGTTCTTTTTAAAACAGTAAATGCGTTTAGATATTTACTTGCCATTATGAATCTTAATGGTATAACAGAAGATGAATTTCTAGAAGCATTTTATCAAAAAGACAATTATCTTCATAAGAAAACTAAAACATGGAAGTTAAAGAATAGCGACAAACCTGTTGTTGTAGTTGATATTGATGATGTTCTTTTAGGATTTAGAGAATATTTTAATACTTGGCTAGAAAACCAGTACAATATTGAGATTGATAGAGACTCAACACAATACTATTCTTCAATAGCAGTCAAAGAAATTGGCTTAAGTCCAGAAAGTGTCTTTGAAGAATTTATGAGTAATAATGAGCTACTTAATATTCCAGCGTTAAGTGGTTCGAAAGAAATGTTAGAAAGATTAAAAGACTTAGGATATGAAATACAACTATTAACTAGTAGGCCGAGTTCAAATCTAAAATGCAAATATCATACACATCAGTCTCTTTTAGACAACAACTTGTATTTTGATAAATTAAACTTTGCTCAAGAAAAATATATTTGGTTAGCAAAACAAGACTTTTACATTAATGGAAGGTTTGCATTTGCAATAGATGACTCACCAAAACATGTAGAAGAATATGTTTCACACAATGTACATGTAGTTATGCCATACTATGAATATAATAAGCATTTAGCAATTAGATCTGATCCTAAATCGTTTCAGTTATTACATGACGTATCAATTAATAATATGTCTTCTATGGTGCTGGGTTTAGCAAAAAATTTAAAAACAATTAATTGTAAACAAGTATAAAAAAATATAAAATATAAACAAATCAAAAGGAAAATTTATGCCTCTTAATAATAATATTAGTCCTATTACGCTGCCTATGGATCTTAAATTTGGTCAAGATTGCAATACAACATTTACTAATAATTTAGATGCTTTGAAAGTAGAACTAATTGATTCTCCTACAAGAGAGCAAGCACATAATGTTGCATGGTGTTATACAAAAGCTACGTGGGCAGACGATCCTAATCAATCTTCTCCTGATAGTGTTTCTACACGTGATAAGTCTCTTAATCTTATTGATGTACTTAACTTTAGAGCTCTTCCTACTCCTATGGAGTGCCTTGGATTTACATTTAGAATTAGTGGTATTTCTCTTCAAACAGTAACACATCTTATTCGCCATCGAGCAGGTTCATTTGCAGCACAATGTACTGGAGACAGAGATCTTCGAGATGATCCTGCTGTAGTTCCTGAAGCTATTGAAAATTCACCTGAATTTTATGAAAGGTATCAAAGTCTCGTAGAACAAAGCAAACAACTTTATGCAGACATGGTTGATTCTAAATCTATTTCTATGATGGATGCGCGTGTTATTCTTCCTAAATGTCTTACGTCTTTTTACTACGCAAGATTTAACATTAAAGACTTGATTGGGCTTGTTCGGCAACGACAAGATGTACAAATTCAACCAGAAGTTGATAATATTCTTGCAACACAAATGGCTCGACTTATTTGTGAAAGAATTCCAGAGTTTTCAACTGTTCTTGACTTTGGTCGGCCTGATCTTCATTATATTAAGACATTTCGTGTAAAAGAAGGAGATATTTGGACAAGTAAAGGAACGAATCTGTATCAGCCTGAACCAAAAAATGATTCTTTTGAATATCACGAAAAAGATACAATTTATCCTTGCAGACGAGAAGCACTTAATGGAACAAATGGTGTTCCTTTTGAAAAGAAATTTACACAAATGTGGAATGCTGATATTACAGCAATTGATGAAATTAGATCAACTTTAAATGAGGAAAACGTTTAATATGACAGAAATGATTAGAATGCCTAGTGATAGAAGTTGGAAAATGTATCTTGCAAGTGGTTGGTTTTCACCAGAAGCTTCAAAAGAGCTAGATGAGTTAGAAGAATACTTTGGCAGTCTTGAATTAATTGATATGGCAGCGCCTAGACAAATTTTTGTTTGTCCTCCTAACGCACCGAAAGAAGTACAAGATCAGACATTTGAAGGTAATCTTCATCATATTGAAACTGCTGACTTTGTTTTTGTCAACACAAGAGACAAAGATATTGGGACAATTTGGGAAGCTGGTTACGCATATGCGCATAACAAGCCTATTATCTATTACTGCGCAGGATTGCCTGAAAACGCTAAATTTAATCTTATGTTAGCTCGAAGCGGTATTAAAGTTTGTACAAGCATGGAACAGTTAAATGAATATATGGGAAGGTGCTTTGGAGATAATGCACTACACGTTGAACCTTATAATCTAGCAATCGAGTAAAAATGCCAGAAGGTCCAGAAGTAAAACTTTATGTTGATAAACTTGACAGACTTTACAGTAAAAATAGAATAAAGTCTGTTAAAGTATTAAGCGGAAGATATGCAAAAAAACCAATTCAAGACATATCTTTGATTGAAGGACAAAAAATATTATCAGTTAATTGCAAAGGAAAATTCATATGGTTTGAACTAGAAAAAAATATAATATTTAATACACTAGGAATGACTGGAAGCTGGTCTAGAGTTAATAAAACGCACTCTAGAATTAGAATTAATTTTAGCAACGATGACCATGTTTTCTTTAATGATATTAGAAACTTTGGAACCTTGCATATAAAACGAAAGGATGACTTAAGAAAAAAGCTTAAAACAATTGGTCCAGACATGCTTAGCAATCCTCCACATAATTTTATTCAAATAATGAGAAAGAAAAATAATAAAAATATATGTGATGTGTTAATGAAACAAAATATTGTTAGTGGGATTGGCAATTATATTAAAGCAGAAAGTTTATGGCTTTCAAAAATAAACCCACATGCGTCTATTAGTTCATTATCTGATAACGATCTTAGACGACTGGAGCTTGCAATTAGAAAAGTAATAACCGAATCATATCGTTCACAAGGAGCTTCACTAAAAACATATACAAACTTTGACAATGAAGAAGGTGAAGCAACAGATTTTTTTAATGTCTATAGCAAAAAAGTAGATACGTTAGGTAATAGTGTTATTAAAGAAGAAACTCCTGATAAAAGAACTACACATTGGTCTCCTGCTAGACAAGTCTTTGGTGTTGTAAATTAGTTATAGAATTATTATTATTAATGAAAAAGGACAATAAATGAAAATTGCTATTACGGGTGAAAGTGGTTTTATTGGAAGAAACTTGCCTAAATCCATTGAAAAATTTGGGCATGAGTTTGTTTCATTAAACAATTATAAAAACTTTCTTAGCAGAAGACCAAGAACAGATGAGCCTTGTGTTTATAATAACGGTGAAAAAACTTGGATTAGGGCTTTTTATGATCTAGATATTGATGTTATTATTCACAACGCTGCTGTAGTAGGAACTGATGTTGTTGCACTAAATTCTACAGACTCAACTTTAAGTAATGTTGCAGGAACACACAATATTGTTCGAGCAGCAAATGCTTGTGATGTTGGCGTATGTTATACAGGTACAACTGTTATTTATGATACAGCTAATTATCAAGAACAAGAAATTGTCGAAAGATCAACTAGAAAACCAACTACTCTCTATGGATGTCAAAAAGTATCAGCAGAAGACATTATTAAAGGTATGTGTGAAAAATGGAGCATTGTCAGACCTTTGTTTGCTTTCGGCGGCATTGGAGACATGAATTCTCTTATTGCAAAAGGATTATATTCAGCACTTAATAACAAAACAAATATTAAAATGTTTCTTGATCCTATGAAGATTAAAGATTATTTGTTTGTAGAAGACTTTTGTGATGGTGTAATGTCTATTATTGATAGTAATATTTGGCAAGATGACTTTAATATTGCGGCAGAGACGCCTTGTGTAACAAAAGATATTGTCAACATTATGCAAGAAATTTCTGGCTTAAACATGCAGGACGTTTTTGACTGGCAGCCTCAAACTGACTATCTAGGCAATCATAGACTTTCATCTAGAAAGATTCGTGAGCAAACAAACTGGCAGCCAAAATATACACTCTTTGACGGAATACAGGAAGTCTGGAATAGTTTTAATTCCAGACTTATTGATGGTTATAATCCTCTACACCATTTAGAAACCGCCAAAGAAAAAGGTTTTAATTTAGAAAGTCACTTTCCTAAAGTTTAAAACTGGGATTAAAAAATGGTATGAATCCCCTAGATATAATAAAAGGAGGATTTATGCCAGTCTTAAAGAATTGTCAAACATGTGACAAAGAATATAAAGTAAGCCCTAAAAGAGCAGAAAAAAGTAAATACTGTTCAGTAACATGTAGAAACAGAGGGATTAATGAATCAAAAAAAATCCCGCTTGTAAGTAGAAAATGTAAAGCTTGTAGAAGTATTTTCTTTGTCAAAGAGACTTCTGATCAAATATTTTGTCAAAAAAGATGTTATATTTCAGATATTAAACTTGATACCGTAAAAAAAAATTGTCCTGTTTGCAAAAAAGAATTTACAAGACCAAAAGGTAGAGAAACAAAGCATTGTTCTAAAACTTGTAGGAACTATGCGCAATCTTCAGGGCAAATATCTATGCCTAGAACAACAAGGGCTGGGTATAGAAGAGACTTGCCTGAAAACTACTTTTTCAAGAGTGCTTTAGAGGCAGATTTTGCAAGATACTGCAATTGGACAAATAAAAAATGGATTTACGAACACAAAACATTTCAGTTTGAAATGGATGGTTATATAAGATCTTATACTCCAGACTTTTATTTGCCCGATGAAGACAAATACATTGAAACAAAAGCCAAGAGAAGAGATTCTAAGTATGATGCAAACTTGGCTGCAGCTGCTATCTTAAAAAGAGACCATAACGTAAATATTGAAGTTGTTTTTATGCGCCCTTTTTATAAAGACCTTAAAGACAGAAACTTATATTGGGTTATTCCACATTTAGAGTTTAGAGACTATGCAGGAACAAAATGGTTGTCATATCAAGAACATAATGAAAGAGATGACAAAAGATATGTTATAGAAACTTAAATTCTTTTCTGTTCATGTTTTTTCCTATAAAGAACTTATAACAATACAATTGCTTAAAGCATTAAGAGTTATATCTTTTAAAATATCAACTTTTGGAAATGTTTCTTTAAAATATTCTTTAACTAATTTTTTTTCTTCATTGCTTAATGATTCACAGTTGTCAACAGCTTGTAAATCGTTTTCATGATCCATCTTCATCCAGCAATATGCACTAACTGAAACTGCTGTATCTATGTCGCCTACGCCTGACGTGAATTCAATTTCACTAAAAAGCTTTTCAAGAGACTTTATTAGCTTTTTAGTTCTTAAAAAATCATCATCATCATCAGTATCCCACATCATGTCTGATATGACTGATGAGCCTACTTTATAATTGTATGCTTTGCTCATTTTTTTTCTAATTTTTTGTTTTATTAAATCAGATTCAAAACTTATATTGCCTACCAAATGTCCTTCTAGCAAAGTATGTACGAGATCATGTAAAATCCAAGATACATCAGGCGATCCTCCTGCGCGCTGATCAATATCTGCTGAGTCAGGTTTATCTATTAAAAATGTCCCACTGTCATACGTTATAACTAAAGCTGACTCGTTATTTGACTCGCTTCTTAACTCATGAGCTTCTTTATTATATCCTCTGCTAGCAATAAAGTTAGAAATTATTTCTATATTTTGTTTGTTTTTGGAAAGCACATTTGTATGTCCTGACGCAGCATTTCTTTTAAAATCAGTACCTTTTTTTTTATTTATATGATCTAAAAGATCTTCTATTATTTTTCCCGTTTCATCTCTAAGCGAAGAAAGATATGCTGCATCAGGTGAGTTAAATTCAGATGAATATTTGCCTCTTTCATTAATAAAGTTCTTTCTCCATTCGAGAAGTAGATTAGTAAATTCTTTTCTATTCATGTTTCAACCTTTATAATTCTCTATATTGTAAATATGAATTAATGTGCATATAATATAAAAAAGAAAGGCTATTAAATGTCTAAATGTTTAATTGTTTTAGATCATAGTTTTAGACTTAATAGTCTTCTTATTAAAACAGCTTGTGATAACTATGATAAAGTTTCTTTTGTTTATCCTTCAAACTGGTATTGGTCTTCTGCAGCTAGAAGCTTATATAAAACTACAAATACATCAATGCATAAAGAAGCATTAAACCATTTTGCTTGCGCTCTAAAAGAAAAGTTAAATGTTGATCTCTATATTCTTAAATCTGCCCATCCAGAAAAAGACATACAAGATTACTGTCAAAGAAACAAGATTGACAAAGTCTTATATGATATGCCTCTCTTTGGTAAAGATTCGTTAGACATTAAAAACGTATATTTAGAAGTTATAGATAGTGATTCTTACGATCCTTCTTGTTTTAAAATGACAGCAAAAAGTAGATGGGTGTATTGGGCTAAAAATAGAAAAGATATTCAAGAGGTTAAGTTTGATCACAAGACCATTAAAAGTTTTGGCGGTTTAGGCGAAGTTTATCAAACTGATAAAGCCCTATATGAAAAGACTGAATGCTATGTTAAAAGTCTTTGGAAAAGAGTAGAAAAAAAGATTCTTGTGTATTATACAACTCGTAATATGCGTAACGGAAGCATGCAAATATCTACAGCATTACATCACGGTTTAATTGATGCTAGACAGCTTACACATATTTTACTTAGCTTAACACCAGAGTTTATTGAAAAAGACAACGTTTTGGTTCCTTTACTTAGGCAACTAGCGTTTAGAGAAATAAGCATTTTAAAAGCAAGAAGCAAAAACATGTCTATGTTTAATACAACTGAACAATGGTGTATGGCTTTATTAGATAAAGCTTCACAAGACAACTTGCAAGAAAACACATTTCAGACAGAATTTTCTAAAGAAGAATTGTTTAGTGGCCAAACAAATAATCATCTATTAAATGCTGAAGTTTTAAGCTGTAAGGAAAAGAGGTGGATGCCTAATAGATTACGCATGTGGTTTGCAGGCGAGTGTTACTGGGGATTAGGCGGAGGATACCAATCATTAGAAACACTCATCCAGTTTTTTAACGAACATACAGATGATGCTCAAAGCCCAAATAACTACGTAAGCTGTGTTGAGAGTATGCGTCTTAAGTACGGTAAAGTAATGCGATTTAATGAAAAAAGAACATTTAGACTTGTTGAAGGTAAAGAAATTATTTAATTTTTCCGTATAGTTCTCTATATTGTAAATATGAATTAATGTGTATATAATATAAAAAACATAGAAAGGTGATAAATTGTCAATTGATTTAATTAAGCCTCCAACAAGATTTGTCGGGCTTCATGCACACTCACACTTTTCAACCTTTGATGGTCTAGGCTATCCTGACGATCATATTAACTTTATTACTTCTGAATCGCAAGGTATGGATGCATGGGCACTTACTGACCACGGTAATGGTAATGGTCTTGCTCATGCACATTCGCATGCAGTTAAACTTCAAAAGCAAGGCAGAAACTATCGGCAGCTTTATGGCGTTGAGTTTTATTTTGTTCCTTCACTCAAACAATGGACAGAAGAATATGCAGCACATCGTCAAGCAATTAAAGATGCTAAAACATCTGCTGCTGCTGAAAAGAAAGCAAAAGAAAAAACTGATATTAGCGCTGATGATGAGGCCGGTGGCCATGTTGTAGAGGATGAAGATGAAACCAAAAGCATTGATATTCTAAAAGATGAGTGGAAAAGACGCTATCATCTTGTTGGTATTGCAAAAAATGCTAAAGGATTAGCTAATCTATTTACGCTTGTTAAAAAATCATATAAATATGGTTTTTATCGTTATCCTCGTATTGACTTTGAAATGTTAAAAGAGCATGGTGAAGGCCTTCATGTTTCAACTGCATGTTTAGGCGGTATTTATTCAAATCGTATTCTTCGAGGTGTAGCTCATGGTCAGTCAAGAGAAAAGATTCAACATGAACTAACGTATCTCTCTGATCGTTTTCTTGATTGTGTAGGCGACAACTTTCATCTAGAACTGCAGTTTAATAAAATTGACAAACAGCATGTAGTTAATGATTATCTTATCGAACACCATAAACTAACAGGTATACCTCTTATTTCAACAGCAGACTCTCATTACCCGACAAAGGATAAATGGCAGGCACGCGAGTTGTATAAAAAGCTTGGTTGGCTTGGCAAACGTGACGGTATGACTCTTCCTCAATATGAAGAATTGCAGTGTGAGTTATTTCCTAAAAATGCATCTCAAATGTGGGACGAATTTAAGCTTGGTTACTGTAACCACGATTTCTATAAAGGCAACGAAGAGCTAGTTAAAAGTTCTATTGAAAGAACACATGATATTGTCTGGAACGAGTGCGAAGATACTTGGGTAGATACAGATGCTAAACTACCTAAAGTTGTTGTGCCAGGAAAAACGCCATTTAAGCACCTATCAGATCTAGTCAAAGAAGCACTTATTCGTGAAG